TCATGTAGATGATGTTGTACAAGGTTTTAACCTCAGTGGAGTTATCCAGGAAACAGCATCATGGCTGAAAGATGGCAAGATGCACTTTGGAGATAATGACTTGTTAAAGTTACACTTTTTAGATACTGCATTAAAATTCAGTGCAGAAAAAGAAAGATGCAAGATAGTGAAACTTGCATCAACAGTACATATAGATGGTGTAGCATCCACTCTATGTGCAATGACAGTAAGACAGAAATGGTGGAGTGAACTGAGTAGCAGGCTCACCAATGAGAGGAGAAGTTGACATGGGACTTTTTGATTGGCTATTCCCTAAAGAGGAAGAGATAGATGAGAAACTGGTAAGAGCAGATGAATTTAAGCTACTCACTGCATATAAGCCGGTATTTCATAATCACATAGGGAGCATATATGAGAGTGCTTTAGTCAGATCAGCAATAGAAGCAAAGGCTAGGCATATCTCAAAATTAAAGGTGGAATTGCAGGGAGAAGCACAGCCACTGCTGAAAACTAAGATAAGATACTATCCTAACCAGTGGCAGACTTGGTCACAATTCCTGGCAAGATGCTCAACTATCCTTGACTGCACTAATAACCTATTCATAGTGCCAGTACAGAATAAGTGGTATGAAACAATAGGCTTTTTCCCAGTACTGCCACATAACGTATCACTGAAGCAAGACACTAATGGTAAGTTATGGCTTCAGTATAAGTTTATAAACAATGAATATGGTGCTGTTGAATTTGATAGATGTGCTTACTTATGCAAGCATCAATATCGCTCAGACTTCTTTGGTGAAAATAACCATGCATTAGACAGCACAATGGACTTGATAAGCATACAAGACCAGGCAGTAGAAGAAGCAGTCAAGAACAGTGCCACATATCGCTTTATGGCTCAGGTAAATAACTTTACTTCTCCTGCTGATCTGGCTGAAGAGAGAAAAAGATTTACTGAGTATAACTTAGGTGATGAAGGTGGCATCCTTCTTTTCCCTAACACATACGCTAATATAAAGCAGATAACATCACAGCCATATACAGTAGATACAGCACAGATGGAACTGATAAAGAATAATGTGTTTGACTACTTTGGAGTAAATGAAAATGTATTACAAGGAAAGGCAACAAGTGCAGAGCTTGATGCCTTTTTCAATCTAGCCATTGAGCCTTTTGCCATTGCTTTGAGTGAAGCCATGAGCAGAGCTATTTACACAGATAAGGAGAGAGCCTTTGGCAATCATGTCTATGTAAATGCAAACAGACTTCAATACATGAGTGTGCAGGAAAAAGTCAACATGGCTCAGCAGCTTGGTGACAGAGGAGTATTGACTATCAATGAGATAAGAGAACTCTTCAACTATGAGCCAGTAGCAGATGGTGATGTGGCTGTAATAAGAGGTGAGTACTACTCACTTGAAGAAAAGGTAGGAGAAGAAAATGGACAAACTATTGGAGAAAATCAGCAAGGGTAGAGAGTATAGAGATTTACAGCTCAACATTGTTGAAGTTGAGAGTGAAGAGCCTTCTTACAGAGTAGAAGGATATGCAACTACCTACAATGAGCCTTACCTGCTTTACACAATACCTGGTGACAATCCAGTAGAAGTATATGAGCAGGTAGACAGACATGCTTTTGATGGCACTGATATGAGTGATGTAATCATGCAGTATGACCATCAAGGCAGAGTGTTTGCAAGATTATCAAATAACACCTTAATGCTTGATAAGGATGCTGAGAAAGGCTTGCTTATCAATGCTTACTTAGGTGGGACTACATTAGGCAGACAACTCTATGAGGAGATCAAGGGTGGATATACTAACAAAATGAGTTTTGGCTTCACTGTTGATGGTGACAACTTGCAAGACATCAGCAGAGATGGTCAGGTCAAGTACTTAAGAACAATAACCGGTATAAGCAAGTTGTTTGATGTAAGTGCTGTTAGTTTACCTGCTAATGATGCTACAAGCATCTCAGCCAGGAGCTATGTAGATGGAGCAATCACAGAGCTTGAAACGGAGAGAAAGAAACTGGCAGAGGAAAGAGCATTAAGAGAGAGCCTTGAGTTGAGGATTAGATCATTGAAGGGAGAGTAGAACATGGAAATCAATGAGATGAGCATGGAACAGATTGAAACACGCTCAGTAGAATTATCAAACCTTCTCAATGATGAAAATGCTGACCTGGAAGCCATCAGCAATGAGGTAGAAATGTTAGAGCAGAGAAAAGCTCAGATCATTGCAGATGCAGAAACCAGGAAGGCAATGATTGAAGAAGTAGTAGACAGCATTGCTGTTGAAACAATCGAGAAAGAAGAGGTAAGAAAAACAATGACATTAGAAGAAATCAGAAACTCTAAAGAGTATGTCAATGCATATGCAGAATACTTAAAGGGTGATGAAAAAGAATTAAGAGCACTGTTAAGTGAAAATGCCACTAATGGTGTAGTACCAGTACCTGAACTGGTTTACAACCTGGTCAAGAACGCTTGGGAGCGTGAAGGTATCATGGCAAGAGTACGCAAGTCCTACATGAAGGGTAACTTAAAGGTTGGCTTTGAAATCTCTGCTGATGGTGCTGTTGTACATACAGAAGGTGCTAATGCTCCAACTGAAGAAAAGTTAATCTTAGGTATCGTTGAGATGGTACCGGCTTCAATTAAGAAGTGGATTTCAATTAGTGATGAAGTCATGGATTTAAGAGGTGAAGCCTTCTTAAATTACATCTATGATGAGTTAACTTATCAGATCGCTAAGAAAGCAGCTGATGAACTTATCGCAAAGATTAAGGCTTGTGGCACTGTTTCAACAAACACTCCAAGCATGAACGTTGCAGTTGGACAGCTCCAGGACAATCCTGCTGTTGATACAATCGCTCAGGCTTTAGCCAAGTTAAGTGACCAGGCAACTGACCCAGTAATCATCATGAACAAGGCAACATGGGGAGCATTTAAGACTGCTCAGTATGGTGCAGGCTACCCTATTGATGTATTTGAAGGTTTACCAGTATTATTCAACAATTCACTGACAGCCTACTCAGCAGCTACTACTGGTGTTACATACGCTATTGTTGGCTCACTGGCTGAAGGTGCATTAGCAAACTTCCCTGCAGGTGAAGAAATCACTATCAAGTTTGATGACTTATCACTGGCAGAAAAGGACTTAGTCAAGGTGGTAGGCAGAGAGTATGTTGCATTAGCAGTAATTGCTCCAGATCACTTTGTACAGATTAAGAAAGAAGCCTAATAGGTAATTTATAGAGAGGAGAGAAAGATGAAAACCCTAATTGCAGTACCATGTATGGACAGCGTACCATCACAGTTTGCACAGAGTTTAGCAATGTTACAGAAAGTAGGAGAGTGTGCAGTCACCTTTGAGATAGGCTCACTCATCTATACAAGCAGAAATAATATAGGCAAGAAAGCCATAGAGCTGGGAGCTGACTATGTATTTTGGTTAGACAGTGATATGACTTTTGCACCGGACATATTAGTGAAAATGATGAAGACCCTGCAAGACAATAAACTAGATATGCTGAGTGGTTTGTATTTTAGGAGAGCACACCCTTTCTCTCCAGTCTTATTTGATGAGCTTACCATCAATGAAAATGCTGAGTGCAAGTGGACTGAATATAAAGACATACCTAAAGAGGGATTGTTTGAAGTAGGTGGATGTGGCTTTGGATGTGTACTTATGGGCACTGATGTGCTTATGAGTGTACAGAGCACTTTTAATAACATGTTTGCTCCTATTGGCAATGTAGGAGAAGACTTGAGCTTTTGCTTTAGAGCAAGAGAGTGTGGCTACAAAATCTACTGTGACCCTGCAATGACTTTAGGGCATGTTGGTCATACCATAGTGACCAGGCAGTTTTACGAAGCATACAGAGAGCAGAGTAAGTAGGAAGGATAGAAGATGATAGATGATGTTAAATTAGCATTGAGAATAACAACCAATGACTTTAATGATGAGTTAGACATACTCATAGAAGCTGCCAAGCAGGACTTAGGCATTGCAGGTGTAGTAGTGCCACCATCATTAGATGGTATCTGCAAGCTGGCTATCATCACTTTCTGCAAGATGCATTTTGGACAGACAGATGCATATGACAGGCTGAAGAAAAGTTATGATGAGCAGAAAGCACAGTTAAGCATGGCAACTGGATATACTAACTGGGTGGCTGACAATGGATAGAAGTGACATCATCTACTTAATTGCTGATGGTAGCACCAAAAATACTGATGGTATATGGGTGAAACCTTCATCAGCTGAAAAGAGAAAGGTATATTGCCAGGTAGACAGTGTAACAAGAGCAGAGTGGTTTGAAGGTGGCAGAAACGGACTTAACCCACAGTATCGTTTTACAATGTTCAAATATGACTATCAAAATGAGCAAGTCATTGAGTACAATGGCATCAACTTCTATGTATATAGAACATATGAAGGTAAAAATGACACCATTGAACTGTACACAGAATACAGAAAGGGAACAGATGCCAACCCACAACTTATATAGCAGCTTTAAAGAGTTATTGGATGAATATGGTGAAGAAATAAGAGATGATCTGACATCTTCACTGACAGAAACATCTAATGATGCACTGAAAAACCTAAAAAACGTATCACCAGTACTTACTGGCAGTTACAAAAAGGGATGGACTAAAAAAGTAGAGTTTACAAGATGGGGTAGTTTATCAGTCACTATGTACAACAAAACTGACTGGCAGCTAACTCATCTTTTAAATAATGGACATGCTAAGAGAGGTGGTGGCAGAGTACCTGGTGATGGTCACATAGACAGAGCCAGTGAATATGCCAGTGACCTTTTAGTAAAGAAAGTAGAGGAGAAGTTAGAAAAATGACATTAAGTGAAATAGCAACTATGCTTGCAGAAACTAACCTTGATTTTTGCTACTACTCTTATCCGGTAAATCAAGCACCATCCTTACCTTATCTAATTTACTTCTTTCCTGGAGATGATGACTTCATTGCTGACAATAGCAACTACCTGGATATAAGAAGATTGACTATTGAGTTATACATGGAACTCTTAGACATAGACTTCACCATTGCCAAGTCAGTTGAAGACATCTTAAAAGCACATAACCTTGTATATACTGTGAGCAATGATGTTATCACATCAGATCAGTTATACAGAGTAACATTTGAAAGTGAGGTTATATTCAATGGCAACCAACAAAGTCAAGTATGGACTGAGCCAGGTGTATTACAGCAAGGCAACTGAAACCTTAGTAACTACTACTGGTCAGTACACATACTCATATGCCAATCCAAAAGCATTAGTTGGAGCAGTCAGCTTAAACTTAAATGCTGATGGAGAGCAGACAGTATTCAGAGCTGATAATGTTGACTACTTTGTTACCTATTCCAACAATGGATATGAAGGTGACTTGGAGCTGGCTTTAATCAGTGATGATTTTAAGAAGGACTGCTTAGGCTATGTATTAGACCAAAACAACTTATTAGTTGAAAAGGCAGATGCACAGCCATCAGCCTTTGCCTTGATGTTCCAGTTTGAAGGTGATAACAATGCAAGAAGACATGTTTTTTATAACTGTACTGCATCAAGACCTGCAACTGCATCACAGACCACTGGCACTTCTATTGAGCCAGTAACTGAAACTATCAACCTTAAGGCTACACCAAGACTTAATGACAAGGTAGTTAAGGCATCAAGCAAGTTGGATGATACATCATCACAGCAGTACACTAACTGGTTTACTGCTGTGCAGACACCAACATTTATTTAGAAGGGTGTGGAGAAATTCCACACCTTTCTTTTATAGGAGATAGAAATGATACAGACCATAACGATTGACAATAAAGAAGTAACTTTGAAAGTAACCGGCAATACACCAAAGAGATACAGAGAGTATTTCAATAGGGACTTGCTGAGAGATATAAGAGATTTATATGTTCATACTGATAAAGAAACTGGCATGATAGATGATAACTTTGACTTTGGAACTATCGAAAGACTAGGCTATATCATGGCTAGACAGTATGACAACACAATAGGAGATATTGATGAGTGGTTAGATGGTTTTGATGACCCACAAGCCATCTATGTAGCAATGCCACAGATAATCGCTGTATGGAGAGGTAATGAGGTGCAGTTAGCTACACCAAAAAAGTAATACCCTCAACAGACAGAGAGAATACAACAGCACTTTATCTGTTGAGGTGTGTTGAGTTAGGCTTATCAGATCAAGACATGGAGTGCCTTACTTTTGGCATGATACAAGACATGTTGATTGAAAAGTTTAATGACAGTGCTGAGTACAACATAGTAGCCACTCAGAGCGATTTTGATGCTTTCTAGAAAGGGATTTGATAATGGCTAATACAAGAATTAGAGGTATAACAATAGAGCTTGGTGCTGATTTCAGTGAAGTCACTGAAGCGTTTAAGACCGTAACCAAGCAATGCAGTGAAGTTGACAAAAACCTCAAGGATGTCAACAAGTTACTAAAACTAGACCCTAAAAATGTTGAATTATTAGGGCAGAAACAGTCATATCTCAATGAAGCCATCCAACTCACTGAGAAAAGACTAGAAGAAGAACAGAAGATGCTAAATGCTCTGCCAAAAGACCCTAATGGGAATATGACAGAACAGCAGAAAGCATTGACTAGAGAAATAGAAGCAACCAGGCAGAAATTAGGCAACTATAAGACTGATCTGAAGCAGACAGAAGAAGCCTTGAAAGGTGCTGAAAAAGGTACATCTCAGTTTAAAGATACATTAAAAGCCTTAGTCACAGCTGATGTGTTCAAAGGCTTAATCAATGGTGCTAAGGAACTGGGAACACAGATTTGGAACTTAGGCAAAGATACAGCAGGATATGCTGATGAGGTAATGCAGTTAAGCACTCAGTTTGGATTGAGCACTGATGCCATCCAAGAGTTTAAGTACATGAGTGAGTTGACTGATACTTCATTAGAAACTATCACTGGCTCAATGACTAAACTGACCAAGAACATGCAGACAGCATCCAAAGGCACTGGAGATGCTTATAACGCTTTTCAGCAGTTAGGCATCCAGGTCACCAATGCTGATGGTAGCATGAGAGATGCGAATGAAGTCTTTGCTGAAGCGATAGATCAATTAGGCAATGTAGAAAACGCTACTGAGAGAGATGCACTTGCCATGAATATCTTTGGCAGAAGTGCTATGGATTTAAACCCACTTATTGCTGTAGGCAGTGAAGAGTTAGCTGAGTACGCCGAAGAAGCACACAACATGGGATATGTGCTTGACACTGAAACCCTTGAAGCATTAGGTGCTACTGATGATGCAATGCAGAGAGCAAGCAAGGCTATTGATGCAGCTAAAAATCAGATTGGTGTATACCTTGCACCAGTAGTAGCACAGATAACTGAAGCAATAGCAGAGTTTGCAAGCAAGGTAGACTGGCAAGCTGTAGGCAGTGCCATATCCACTTGTATGGCTGTTATAGGCAGGGCTGTTGGTGGTGCTATTGATATTATCAAGACATTGATAGATATAGTAGGCAAGGTAGTAAAAGCACTTAAGGATTTATTTACCGGCAATTATCAATTCCCTAAAATCAAGCTGCCACATCCATACATATCACCTAGAGGATGGAAGTTGACAGACTTATTCAGTGGTATTACTCCATCCATAGGTATTGACTGGTATGCAAAAGGTATGGAAGGTATGATACTTGATAAGCCTACTATCTTTGGCATGGATAAAAATGGCAATTTCATGGGTGGTGGTGAAGCTGGCAGAGAAGTCATCATAGGTGAAAACAACCTGCTTAATGCTATCAGATCAGTGGCAGGTGGCACTACCATCAATATTGTTGTAAATGAAGCAACTAATGCTCAAGAAACAGCAGACCTGGTTATGAATAAATT